CCTTGGCTGCCTTTTTTCGTTCTTGGTCTACCATTGAGGAAATTCCGCGATCACCTAAGCCGGACGCAAAGTTAAGCACTTCGCTGGCGGCCCCGCCTTTGGCTTGCTCAAATTGCCTGCTCGTTCCCCCAGGGCCAGCCGCCATGTTCCTTTCCCTTGTGGCTTGTTCCTGCTGTAGCTTCATTTTTTCCTGCGCTGCCTTTACCTCAATGTTGGCGGCCTCCAACATTCTCTCGCGCTCTATGTCTCTTTTGCGTTCGTAGGAATCGTTGGCCAGCTTGCTCTCGGCTTCCTCGTTTTTTAGTATATGCAAAGCTAAGTCAGTACGCTCTTTGATCGCGTCTTTTTCGGCTTTGTCTAAATCTTTTTGGCTATTGACTAATTCACGTTCAGAATTGGCTTTGCTTAGTGATTTCTTGGCCTTTTCGGCCTTATCCCTTTCGGCCATTTTTTCCGTCCCCAACCCGCTGGCTCTTTTGCCAATTTCTTTTGCCCCTGCAAAATTGCCTTTACCAAATTCTACTGCTGCCGCAGTAAGCATCACGGTGACTTCTAGCGCATCCTGTAACCCTTTAATAAATGGATTTAGAAGCGAGGCAACCGTTCCAAAGGCCATGGTCATATTATTTTGAAACACTTTAATTTGATCCGACAGTTCTGAAAGGTTGGAAATTGTTTCATTCGACATAACGCCCATTGATTGCCCGAGAGTTTGAATTGCGTCAGGCCCCATTCTTAGCGTTTCCATTAAAGTTCCGACGCTTTTTCCAGCCAAATCACTGGCGACAGCTAGTTGCTCATTCGCTGGTATTGCTCCAGAACTAATAGCTTGAGATAGTTTATAAAATAAATCTTGAGGGCTTAATGATTGCAAATCCTGAAAACTAACTCCAATACGTGCAAATGTAGCTTCTAGTTTTGTATTTCCACCGATTGCCTCACCGGCATTTCTGGCCAGTTTATTCATTGCCCCAGCTACGTCTTCTACACTTCCGCCGCTTAAACTAGCAGCATTGCCTATTTCTTGGAGTGATTCAGCGGTAATTCCAAAACGATTTGCTAAGTCTTGAAATTCATCGCCCTTCTCGATTGCCGAACTAAAGCCTGAGATAAGTTTATCAAACGCAAAGGCTCCGGCTAGAACTGAGCCAGCTTGTTTGGCAAATTTATCTAGGCTTGCAGTTGCTGATTGTAACCCGCGATCCAGCCCGGAAGCGTCTAGTGCAAGCTTGGCTGTGGCTGTTGCGTCCATTATAGCCCCGCCTTTTTGCTCTCATAATTAGCGATAATGCTTAGTCGCTTGATCATTTTTAACACTTGTATGTCAATGGACTTCTGGATGGTTCCAGAGCTGATCACGTTGTTAATCCACGGGATAGTATTAGTCATTTGAACGTAAGGCTTAGAAAAGGTGCCTAGCCCAGTTTGGCTCTTATCGTTTACGCGGCCCCCGCCAGTGTGCCTATATACCCATTTGGGGATACCGCGGAATCCGCCTAACAAGCCAGCACACACAGCCCAGCCTGACTTTGCGATACCTACGTTTCCCCGCTTATCTTTAAAGTATCGAGCAAGAGGGTTATCCTTTGTAACAATTTGCCGAACAAATTGATTTTTAGGCACTCTCTTTGATTTGCCATACCGGGCTGATTCGTGATTTTTTCCGCCGTCGAACGGCCCTACTTGCGTCCCCACGTAAGGTTGTTGTCGTATTCTGTTTAAAAGCTGTTGCGCTGATTCAGTTCGCCTGCGCTTACTTCCGCCTGTTTTGCCTAAGACAAGAGAGGCCAATGCCTTCGCCATCTGTTCGGCGTTTTGCGTTTTAGTCTTACCGCTTGGTAGCGATAGTTTTGCTATGTCTTTAGATGCGCTTCCTGCCGATTTGTAGACGCGATCAATATCCCTTGTGACTGCTTTTTCGCCAACCTTCTTAACGTCATTCCCAAGACCAAAAGGTTGCGTTGATTTGGCCAAGCTAACGCAAAGCATGCGGGCCTGAATACGCATTTCTTTGGCCGCCTCGGCCTTTGTATTGCCAATAAAAGCCTTCATGGCTTTCTGTAGTTTGCTGGCGTCGACTGTTAAACTTGCGCTCATAATCCTAATAGCCTTTCCATGTCACGAATCTCTTTTCCTTCAATATGCGCCGCACGCCTTAGCTTGATTCCGTCGATAAACATAAAGACGTGATCGGCCTGATTGACGGCTGCTAGTGGCACTTCCCATAGGATATGCTCCATTGTCCAGCCTGTATGTTTTGCCAGGACAAACACGCACGCGGCGGTTCCTCCTGGCGCTAGGCGTTTCCCGGCGGTGCGGCTATGGCTGAAGGGATAACGTTTACCCGCGCCTTGTTCGCCTCTGCCAAGATTGCGGAGCACATGACTGAGGCAGTGTTGCGATCGTCTTCCGTCATATCCGCAATCCAATCCATCAGTTTTTCTCTAAACGCATCCTTGTCCCAAGCTAGTCGGATGGTCTTTTTGCGATCTTCCGCCAGTAAGATATGCAGGTAAATAAACGACCAAACAAAGTAGATGGCGGAATCGCTATCATCCCGAACCTGAAGCATTAGTAGGCGGCTACCTTCGGTATATGGCGCAAGCCTCTGATCTTTAAAGAATCGATCTGGCGATATAAGCGAGTTATCCAGTTCTTGTAGTAGCGCTTCTTCAGTCATAGTTTTTTAATCATCGCCCGCTTTAGTTCGGGGCTTGCCCTTTCTGAGATAAGTAACGTTTGACTACCACGCTTGATCGATAAGATTGGCTCTGCACGTTTCATAAGGCCAAGCAGTGTTTCTCTGTTCTCAAGTGCTGCCCTCACGTATCGAATCGCGGCCTCTGGCTCAGATTTCATATCCACCCAGGTGCGCTCCATTTCGGCCTTAGCATCCTGATCGCCACCCGTGCTGAACCAAAACGTGAATTTTCTGTGGCCGCCTTCCTCGACGATGCAAGTAACGGGATCGGATTCTCTAAGTTTTGCGCCAAAGGCTGCGACGGCCGCAGCTACTTTAATGTTTGTCGTTCCCCAGAAGCTATCAACCATTTTAGGATCTCATAAACCCGCCGGAGCGGGTTAGCTCATGTTGGGGAATCGAGTCGCCGATACGTCCACCGTGACGAATCCTTCGCTAGTACGATTAACGGTAACGCTATCGACTACGATCTTACCGCCAGTGCTGGTGGCATTTGCCAAGGTTGTGAGAACTGCGCCTGCGGTTGTCGCATAAGCGCCTGTGATGGTGGTGGAGAAAGCAAAGGTATCAGTAGGATTATAGACGGCGCAACCAACTACCTCGCCGCTTTGGTTCCTAATTTCTGCACGTTCTACGTTGCGAGTTTCTGTGAAAGATTGAACCAACCCACCGGCTTCAGCAGTAATGCCAAACTGTAGGCCCGTTGTTCCGATTGTTGTGGCTGCCATATTGCCTTAAATTTTGTGTCAACTCGCGATAGAATTCGGATATGCGATGACTGCCAGCTTGAACGTACGACGCATTGTGCGCTCTTCATCGTCTGCCTCTGGCTCAACAGAATCCACCTTGGCATTGTAACAACGGGCAGATCCGATGGCCGTGGTGGCATTTAACCTAGTGGCTAAAGTGCTTGAATCATAGAAAGCCTGCAGAATCTTGGAGCATTTTTGCGTGTGTGCGTCCAGAGTTGTGTCGTCGTAAGAATCATCCACAACGATTTCAACTGGCACGGCAAACACTCCCGATCCTCGCACTGGCTCTTCCGTTCCCAGCGTGGCTTTAATGACGATTGAGGGTGGCACATTTTCGGTTTTATCGTGCGACAAGTGATAGGTCGGCCCGGTGACGGTTACGGATAGAAGCTCTTGAAAAGCAGCTTCAATTAGACGATCGAGCATGGTGACGGCGGGCATATTCTAAACTCCTCTTGTCACCAGATCGGGCGAATGGACGGATCAAATGTGACCATGGTTTTACATCCAGCGCCACCATGCGGAAATGTTGGGGTGTAGTGGTATCGCTTGACGCAATCGGGCCAAGTCATCGTGGCCTTTCCCCTGGCAGCCTTTGGCGTGTCCACGGAGCGATCGTTATCCTCAATAATAAATGTGCAGGGTAGATCTGCACCGGCCACGTAGTTCACGGCTTCGTAAAAATGGCCTTCATCCTCAGCTCCATCGCCCAAGAAGCACCACACCTTTGCCGTGCTTCCCTGTTCTTTGAGCGTATGCGCCACTCCGGCCGCTATCCCGCAAGTGCCAGCCAACACGCTTGACGTGTAGAAATTCAGTTTACGGTCAAAGACAAACATGGAGCGACCTTCTCTAATCATCTGCTCGAGAACGTTAGAATTTCCGCCGGCGAGCAGATAGTGATAATGGGATCTGTGGCTTGAGAAGATCCAATCGCCTGACTTGATGTCTTTGAATATCTCGATGAGCTGATCCTCATTCCCCCCGCATAGGTGAATCAAATATGGCAGCTTGCCCTGCTCAAATAGCGCCTTAATGCGCAGTTCAAAATCAATCAGATCCTGCTTGTTCATACAAAGGCGTCGTGACTATCGGTAGCCAGCTTTTCAAATAGTGCCACCTTGGCGTGATTGGCGCATTCATGCAGGCAACTGACGCCAGGGTTAAATGTCTTATGCCATTTACGCACTTCCTCGCTAAACCAAGCCTGCTTAAACGATTGCTCTTTTATCGATCCAATGCGGCCGTGATCGCTGTACGCAGTATTGTGGCAGGCGTAGATATTAAGATCTGCACCGACAACGCACACGGCCTGAGCGTAGAGACACCGATGAAACGGCCTGACGGGCGATTTGCTTGGACTATCCAGATCGTAGGTTGTGTTAATTGTGAAATCGTCGTCACAAAATGATTGGCACTCGGCCAGTTGTTCCCTCACCCTGGTCGCAATCGTATTGTGATATTCCTTAAAGTTTTGAACGTAGACGGGCGAAAAGCGTACGTTACTTACGCCAGCATCCTTGAGTTGTTTGGCAAACGGAACTAGGCCCTCGTAATTGTAGCGGGTAATAATAAAGTTAATCCCAAGGTCACAGCTTTCTGTTTTGGTATTTGAAAAGTTTTTTATATTCTGCATCACCGAATTAAACGACCTGTCGGGCACGTTACGGCTCGACGCCATCTGCTCTGCGCTTGTGTAGTCCATGGAAATCCTAACCCACTTTGCGTTGCCCAATACTTCCGCCCTTTCCCCCGCAAGCAGTTGGCCGTTGGTAATAATCGACAGATCCAGACCAGACGAAACTGTCTTAGTCATAATTTCGACAATGTCTTTATGCAGCAAAGGCTCTCCACCGCCGCTAAACGTAACGGCTTTTGTTCCTATGGTTGCGAGATCGTCGATTAGTTCCAGCGCCTTATCTCGTGGCATCACGTCCCGCTCGTTCATACTCCTGTGCATTCCAGCCTGTAGATGCAAGTCAGGCCGATCCTTTGGCCTTGTTGTGCCGTCAGAATAAACGCAGAAACGGCAGGCGTGATTGCAGATATTTGTAGGCTTAATCCGCACGTAGATGGGTGCGGTAATAATATCGTCCCGGAAGCTGGCTATCTTATCGGGAAAAGAAAAGATTTTGTAATCGCTGTATTTGTTTTGCTTCACCACTCATCCTTTCGCTCGACCAGCATGGTGGAAGTTCCGACGCTTAATCTGTCCAGTGCACTTTGATACTCACTGACTACGCTTTCCTTTTTTAGTTCAATGATTGGAAAGTCGATTATTTGCCTAAGTGCTTGAGTAAAGTCCTGCGTGTGAGTCGGGCCGGTGTATAGAGGTTTGTATTTATTGCCAATGACTACCCGCAAGATGGCGGCCGGTTTGAATTGGTTGCAGCTAATGTGTTGCGCTGCGCCCAGGTGATTAACAATGGCGTCCAGTGCGTTAAGAATAAAATCCATCCGCTCAATAAAGACGACGGGTTTTAGCCCGGCTAAACTCAGGCCCGTGGCTAGTCCTACCATCAGATTTTCAGCGACAGGCGTTTCGATCAGTTGTGAATCCGAAACATTATTGAGCGTGCCTGCTGCCCGGCCACCTATCTTTACCCCGTAGCCTATAAACCTAACGGCTGGATCGGCCGCCAATAAGTCCATCGCTTGCGTCAGCTCCTTCTTCACAGCAAGCCCTCCTCTTCCAGAATGTGCAGGGCGTGAAATGCGCTCCTAGCCATCTGACCGCGTTCGGTAAATATGACTGTCTCGGTATCTGCACACAGCAAATGGAAGGCGTTTTTGTTGTGAACGTTTAGGCACGGCCAGCTCGGACCGGTGGATGTTCCGATTACGGCTTTTGCCTTGGCAGCCGTTGCTCCTATCCAGGTTACATTTTTATTATCAAACGCTGGGCATAATCCAGTATCGACAGTGCTAATTACCCGATGGCCCTTGCTAACTAGTTTAGATACTAGGTTACGAAAATCGTCAGGGTTAAAGTTTGTGAATTGACCAGAGAGTCCAGGCGAATTGATGACTACTATGTCGCACTCTGGCGCCATCGGTATAAAAGAATCCAACGCCCAATAATCAAATAATAGATCTTCAACTTTGCGGATCGGATTCTTAACGCACATCCTGCTGGCCAGTTCTTCAAACCAGCACAGGTGAAATTGGGCAAAGTTTAATTTATCTGGGTGACGCTCCCAATATCCGCCCGTGTTCCGCCACGAATCAATGCTATCGGAAGGCGCCTCGCTGATGGGGCGAATGCGTAGGCGTAAAGAGATATCGCTACGCAAGGCGTCGATTTCCTCAAACTTGCACAGCTCTGGATTATGGTAGTGCGTGATTTCAAGATCAGGATTTTGCATGCATAGCCGACGCAGGAAGTTTAGTTGTACCAGGTTGTCGCCAAGTCGCAGTGCGTTGTGAGTATGAATCACGGGTTACGCTCTTTAAATATCTTCTCGCCAAGCTCGTAATTTTCCTTGGCGTTGTGGCGTTTAAATTCCGCATCCTGCGTGGCACCCGTGAAGAGCGGATTATTGTGAGTAAAGACGATATCCTTAGCGGGAATGATGACGCCATCGTATGCAGCTCTTTTGGAAAATTCGTTATCGGAGAATATGCCGGAGCAAGCGTCATATTCAGCGGCAAACATGGCGCCCTGATCTTGCAGCCGTGCTTTGGTGAGGATTGCCATGCACAGCAGATCGTCTTTGCGATGGCCGTCGGAAATCGCCAGTACCTTCGGCTTGCTGGTATCGCCAATCCTATCGCTAATTATCTTGTCCCAATGCAAAGGAGGATCCCAATCGTCGGAGCCTTGAATGATAATCTCACCGCGTGCCACTTCGGCCGCCCTGTTCCAAGCCGCAATGCACCCGCCCTTACCCTTAACAATTCCCCAATTTTTAAGCATGCTGGCTTTTGGATCGTCATCATCGACTGAATAAATCCACTCGATCGAGGCTGGATCTGCCGCCTTTTTCATCCACAAGATGCGGGCGTTAATCGCTTCCTGCGGGCGTCCTCGCGTTGCGTGGCATACGCTAATCTTTACGGGCTTCTGTGCCCGCCACATCTTTTCGATCTTCTCCGCCTCTGTGGTATCACCAACCGCTTTGCAGGCCGCCATGTATAGATCAATGCACTCAAAGTCGTACACGGTGCGTTGTGCGTTCCAAATCTTTACACCAGGATCGGGCTGCACCATTGCCGACTTCAGCAAGTGATAAGCCTGCAACCACGCACCCACGCTTGCCTCTTCTCTGGCTAGAAAGTAAATCGCTTCCCTGCGCCCAGGGTTCATCTGATGTGCCTTTTGATATAGGCCGATTCTGACTGTGCGATCTTGCGTAGCTGTGGCCTGATTGCAGGCGGCCTCGTATGCCAGCGTGGCCTCTTGCCCCGGCCAGACGGCCGCAACGTGTGACCACGGCTCAGATTCCGTCCTGCGATTGCCTAGGAAAAGTTCCTGCTGATAGTAGTACGCATACTTGCCTGCTTCGCTTAACTGGCCCTGTAAAATGCGGAGATTCCGATCGGCGCTATTTGGCTTATATCCGCCAGGGTGATGCTCTACCCAGACCGCCTGCTCGCCTACAGATTCCAACCCAGCATTAGGCAACAGCGCCTCATGCACGGCGTAGTTCCACTTTCCAGACCATACGCCGTCTATACGCCGCACCATACGTTCACGTACTGGGGCGAGTTTGGCGTTTAAAACTGCATAGACGCCTGCATAGATGCCGAGCTTTGGATTCTGCTCAAATGCTTCTATAGCCCTTTTAAATGCGTTTTTGAGGTCTTTATGTGGCAAGTCATCGCAATCCACCCAAACCGCATAGTCGCCTGTGCAGGCATCCAGTGCGGTGTTGCGGGCAGCGGCAAAGTTATCGACGTGCGGCCAGCTCGCCCCTGCCGGTGCGTTTTTATATTCGACTATCTTGGCCCCTGACTTTTCAGCGATCTGCCGCGTGCCGTCGTCAGGGCGGCCGCCTTGGGCAATGCAGACCACTAGCTCGTCGCAGAATGGTTTAAAGGCGGTAAGGCAGCGGTCAATAAATTGGGCCTCGTGCCCGGCGATTACGTAGATTGAGATTTTAGGATTTCGAGTGGCCATTCTAAACCTCTCGCAACCCGAGCACGTAACTACCAATGGAAGTGTCGATGGATGCCACGCGATAGCTAACCGAGTTAGCCAGAAGAATAGATCCGATGGTTGGCGACGATGAGATGGCGCTCACGTCAATGGTAAAGGTGGAGTTTAGATCCAGATCAAATCCGCCCAGCTCCACGCTTTCTTTGCGAGTGATCGTTGAAAGGATGCCAGTGACTGAAGTGGAACCGATAGTGGCGGCCGTGCCAGTTTGAGTATAAAGGGCGGCCAGACTTTCCTTAAGTGCTTCTGTGAATTCGGACATGTGAGGATTTCTTAAAGTGGAAAGGGCGGTGAGCCTTTCAGCCCACCGCCCTCCCCGAGTGAATTAGCTACCGTTGATACGTACGAGGCTATTCGTCTCGCCAGCCTTCACGCCGTAGATCAGCGCATAGGTGCGTTGAAGCATGCCCTTGACCACGTCGTAGTTCTCGCGAACTTGGACGGATAGGCCCGTGCGGGGTTCCGTCACCGTGTCGATCGTTCCAGGGATGGGAACGCCCGTTGGGACTTCAGGAACGCGAGCTGCGATCAACAACGCTTCACGCTGGGCAAAGAATCCGCCGAGGGTGATGCTGTTGGAAGGCACTGCGCTGTACATGTTGATGTTGAATCCTGCAACCGATCCAATGCCAGCCGTGCGAGCTTGTTCGCCGCTGATCTGAGCGTTCGCAACGATGG